ATCTAGTGCTGTTTGACGCAATAGGTTACTAGTAAAGTGATGCAGTTAAGCATATCTTTACTAGTAACCTATTGCGTCAAACAGCACTAGATAGCTTGCAAGGTAGAGCACCTAGTCAAGTATTCACGCCGGTTGTGTCATTGCCTGAATTAGAAGCATTGATTTACAATTGGAGTTTCTTTGAGACTAACATCCACAGTCGCAGTTACAGTCACATCATTCGTAACATCTATAATGTACCTAAAGATGTATTCAACACTATCCATGATACAAAAGAGATTGTAGACATGGCAAGCAGTGTTGGTCGTTACTATGATGAACTACACAAAGTTAACTGCCGTAAAGAGTTAGGTGAAAATGTCAATGAAAAAGAGCACATCAAAGCAATCTACATGGCATTACATGCTAGTTATGCATTAGAAGCATTCCGCTTTATGGTATCATTTGCTACAAGTTTAGCAATGGTTGAGAACAAAATCTTTATTGGTAATGGCAACATTATCAGTTTAATTCTCCAAGATGAATTGTTACATAAAGGCTGGACTGCTTATCTTATTAATCAAGTAGTTAAAGAAGATAGTCGTTTCGCACAAGTTAAATCAGAGTGTGAAGCCGAAGTCTATCAACTTTATATGGATGTTATCCGTGAAGAAAAAGACTGGGCTGACTATTTGTTTAAGATGGGCCCTGTTATAGGATTGAATGCAACTGTATTGAAAGATTTTGTTGACTATACAGCAAATGATGCACTAAAAGCTATTGGTATTAAATATAATACTCCTGCGCCAAAGAGTACTCCTATTCCTTGGTTTACTAAACATAGTGATACTAGTAAGAAACAATCTGCATTGCAGGAAACTGAATCAACTAACTATGTCATAGGAATAATGAGTGAATCATTAAACTATGATGAACTACCAAATATTTAAAAAGGAAAATAAAAATGAAAGCAGTTATTTGGTCAAAGTACCATTGCCCCTATTGCGACCAAGCAAAGGCACTATTAACACAAAAGGGTATTACGTTCGAAGAACGTAAGATCGGAGATGGTTATACAAGAGAAGAATTGCTTGAAGCAATCCCAACAGCACGTACAGTACCACAAATCATTTTAGATGGTGTACTGATCGGTGGTTTCACCGAACTTAAACAAAAATTAACAGAAAGTAATTAATGCAAATAGCACTAGAACCAAACAAAGTATTCACATTTAAGCTTAACTCGGGCGAAGAACTAATCGCTAAAGTTAGACAAGCAGGTGGAGACTTCATTATTATTGAAGAACCTGTCTCTATTGCACCTACACAACAAGGAATGCAAATGATTCCTAGCATGTTTACCGCAGATCCAAAGGGTGAATTCAAGTTAAACACTTCTAGTATTGCAATGTATGCAGAAACTGATGATAGCATCAAATTAAAATATTTGGAAGCGACTACCGGCCTAAAAATTCCTGATAAGAAAATTGTATTACAAGGCTAACTCACAATTATAAATACTCATGCTGATTGCTCCTTTATCAATGAATAGCAGTTAGAGTAGTCGGGGAGGTCAGATTCTCGTGGATTACACTTTTATTTATCATAAATACTAATAACAAAGGATAAACAATGCCACAAATATGCCGTATAGGTGATACAAATGAGATGAAGGGTGCAATCGTTGCAGGAGCCAGGACAGTCTTTGCTAATGGTATATTAGTAGGACAGCAAGGCAGCAAGATTAGTCCCCACGCCCCCTTCAAAGGACCTCATAATAGTGCTACAATAACAAATGGTAGTCCTACTGTATTCGCTGACGGCATAGCAGTAGCTAAAGTAGGGTCAGGTAATTCTTGTGGTCATCATATGGCACAGGGAAGTCCTGATGTGTTTGTACAATGAGCGATACAGGAAAACAAAGTCCATTAGGAGTTAATAGTCTTAACTCCTTATTAAATATTGAGGGTTTACGAATCAACGCCAAGTTTGAATCTTGGTCAGGAACATCACGCACCTTCCCTAGTTATACTTTTGGTAGATTAGTACAAGAAACTGTATTGCGTGTCATTACTCATGCTATACATGAAGGATATGGAGGTAATGCCGATGGTATACCTTACAATGATGTATATAACAATCTTATCAGTATAGGTGGAGGCACACGTTCTATACCTATAACAAGTATTACATCTGGAGTAATTTCAGGTACTGAACAATTTTACTTTGACGTAGTGTATAATCAACCTTTTGCACTCACGCCCGGATCGTATGTAAGAATCAATGGTGCAACCCCCGGCGGATACAATGGCAATTGGTTAATTGAAAGTGGATCATCAGGTAAATTCAGAGTATATTCAACCGCATCTTATGGCACTGCAACTTCTCCGGGCTCATTTGTAATTGATACACAAGTACCAGGATTAGGTAATGCCAAATCAATAGTATATACATGGGAAGAAATGATAGGTAGATTTGGAACTGGTACATTTAACTTAGGTGATACTAAAGGCTGGGGCGGTTCTACATATAAAAATAACTTAGATAGTTCTGATCCAAATCCTGCAACACAGTGGGCATATTTAAGATTGTTTGCACTACAAGCATGGATGGAGTTTAATTATAATTCTACCCTAGAACGAGGTGATAGCCTAAATCCAGCAGGTTACAGAGACTTTCTACAACAATGGCAAAGTGCATATGGCTTTATTGGGTATTCCAACAATGCTATTCTTAGTGTAGACAACAGCAAAGACTTCTTAGAAGGTACATACAGTAATATGAATGACCTTATTACTGGTGATATCACTAACGTAAGTTTAGCAACAAAGGCATTTGGTCAAGACTTAATAGCACTAGGTAAAGCAATTGATTTGTCTACTATTGCAACATATGGCTTGCCATCAAACTTATTAAAGACATTAGTAAAGTATAATGCATTAACTAAAAATTTAAGTTTAGCAATTATATCAGCAGGTATCCCGGTTGATATATTAGGAGAGATTATATCAAACATATCACAGCCTACTACTGACCAAGAACGCAAACTATACGCCGCATATTACATTACAGTGGGAGATACTTTAAATGAAGTATTAGTTCCATTGAATTGTAAGACTGCTGGATTAAGTTCATTAGCAGATTTGTTAAATCCGGCAAAGATGTTCCCTACTAGTTACAAGACATTAACCGTTCAGTTATACAATACTGGAACGCAGAACGGCGCACAAAATAGTAAGATAGCATTCCCGATCTATAACTTATCTGGTACAGTGAATTCAGATTTGACAAGCACACAAGTGCTGAATCAAATTGGCACTCAAACTCCAGTTGGTACTCCATTAATCAATGATATAGTACCGGCGGCATCACCTACAACTGACAATTTATCAGAGTTAAATGCTATTACACAGACAACAACAGCTCCGGGTAGAAATACTACCACTACTCAAGATGGTAGTGGCAGAGCGTATGATACTCTTAATAATCAGGTAAGATAACATGGCAGAAATACAACAACCATCAAAAGGATATGGATCATACTTAACAGGTATACTCCCACCTGACATAGCTGTGGCTGCCGGCGCATTTAGTGCGGCAATGCAGCAGATACAAAACATACAAGAAGTACAAATTGAAAAGTTTGCACAAGTTGTAACTACTATGGAAACTATGGTAGGATTGAATACTAATGCTAATAGTAATAACTTAGTTCCTACTAATTTACCACTACGCACAGCCGGTAGACCTAAAATTGCTTTAGGTAGTGGCCCTCAAGGTTCTTACACTATGAGTGACTTCTTTGGTTGTATGAGTGGATTGCCTTATAATGGGCGTTCATATTTAGGCCCATTATTACCTGAATGCGGTTTTGAAGGTATATACAATAAGTTAAACCAAGTAGCAACACGCAAGTTGTTTAACATATACCATGAAACGTATCTTGCAGTAACACATCAACGTGCTAAGTTCAGCATCGAACAACCATATTGGTATGTGATTACTAAACCATATGTGCCACCAACTGCGGCTGCTAATCCACCTAATCCTAATTACAACCCTACTCCACCTGAACCACCACCTGAACCACCACCTGTACCGTATGATGACACTCCATATTCATTTGCCCCAACCGACTCGCCGGTGTATTGGTCACATCCGGGTTCTCCGGAAGAATATGATTGGTATTATAGAATTACATTTAATTTATCTGTTTCCGGTGGAGGCTATGGTCGAGGCACCGCCCCGAATCCAATTGTTACTATAGCACCTAACAATGTAGGCGCGTCATCTGTGTCGAGTGTAGGTCGAGATGATAATGATATCCCGGGTATGTTTGGCAGGGTATCAACATCTGACAATTTTGGCGGCTCTTATTTATGGGCGCACACTGTACAAGATAATTGGGCTCCAACTATATACCCAGCTACTACCCCGCCTTTTTACCCACCTAAAGATGATGGGTGGGTTCGTGCTAACATGCCAGAAGAAATAATTACAATTGAAGCACCTCCCATTGAAATGTTACCTATAAAATCTAACGGTGACTTTTCTACTGACGGAAGAAACACTCCCGGATTTGCTATTTCATACAAAGGTACAAAGTCTGAAGGTACTTGGTTCTGGCCGCGCGGTGGTAGTAGCCCTGGTATGAACAACCCTATAACAGGTTATATTGGTCAAGCAAATGCAGAGATTGATAATATTAATACTAATAACAGAGCAAGTTGTCAAAAGTTAAATGACTACTGGAATGCAACAGGTACCCAATTAACAATTGAACAACGTGCTAGACAAGAGGGATTGCGTCCACCATTACCCAATCCTAGAGAAAACTTCTTATCTCTTTACCCAACTACTATTTACACATTTGTTGATTCTATTCCGCAATATGGCAAAGACACCGAACCACATATGTATGCCCAAACAATAGAAAACATTTCAAATTGGGACACAATAGGTGGACAGAGCATTGTGGGTATGATGAGAGAGAATCGTAACCAAAGTCGCTTGACAGCATTAGGCATTTCGTTAGATAATAACATTATTGACAGACTACCATACGAGCAACAAAGAGTGTTAATAGCAAACGGAACGTTGCCAACTGGGACCGCTAACCCAAATATACCTAGTGGTTCTACTATTGCAAACCCAACAACACCTTTTGTTCCAGTAACAACTACACCATCTACTCCCATCGTTATACGTGACGGTGCAGATGTAATACCTCAACCCACTGGCACTATAAATGTTGGCACCGGAGAATATATCGTAACTAACCCGAGTTTTGGAGGACAGGTACCCGGATTACCAATTGATATAGGTGATCCAAACAGACCTGGATCGTTTGCCGGATCTCCTTACTCAAACTTAATACCACCTAACTTAAATTCGTGGTATACATCAGCAACCCTCATGCCCAGCACATACACAGTTGACGAAGCAATTGACGAAGTTATCCGTTGCAACTGTGATTGCTGGAATCTTGCATAAACGAAAGGATTTTTCCTATGAGCGATAAAATTAAATTTTTAAGGATAGTCGCCGGCATACTAGTTCTAGTAGTTGGTTTATTTCTTACTAATACAGAAGAAAGATATTTCTTATTCGATAGCACACCTGAACCTGTTGCCGAAGTTGCTAAAGTAGCTAAAGCAGTAGATCCAAAACAACTTGCCTGCATGGCAAAGAATATCTACTATGAAGCAAAAGGTGAACCATTTAATGGACAAGCCGCAGTAGCTAGAGTAGTAATGAATCGTGTTAATCATGGCTTCGGTTCTAACCCATGCAATGTTATCTATCAAGCAACTTATGTTGAAACAGAGAATGAGTATGGTGATATGTACAAAGCTAAACTTTGTCAGTTCAGTTGGGTATGTGCAAACAAAGGTGAACCAAACAAAAACAACCCAAGCTACTTACAAGCAAAAGAAATAGCATATGATGTTATGGCATACAACGCTTATGAAGATGTTGTACCAAAGTCTACACTATTCTTTCATAACTTATCTGTTCAACCTTCATGGCCCTATCAACAAGTAAAGAAGATTGGTAATCATATCTTTTATTCCAAAGAAAAAAGGAAACAAAAAGTTAAAACTAAGTTAGAAGATGCTTGATAAACCAAATTCAGCGAACGGTGTTAGTAGTTATGATTCTACTAGTAGTGGATCATTGATTCACTTCTTTAATCGTAATATAACACCGTATGCTACAGAAAGTTCAGGTCCCAAATTTGATTTAGTACCTGTAGAGAAGCATAAAGATATTATGCTTAATGTTGCAAGGTTGCATGCCAAGCAAGAATATGATAGAATCATGGAACTAGTAACTGTATTACAGAAGCAAGCTGAACAGATTAAGCATAGACTTGATTTGACAGATATGGTTCATGCGGCAAAGTATGATTTTCAATTATCAAATGGTAGTATATATTGGTTACTATATGACCATAGAAAACAGTTTACTAGGTTGAGTATTAATGGGCCCAATGATTGGTCTAGTAGTGCTCCCACTGAATATGAATATTTGTGCAAAGTAAAATGGTTAGGCGATCACACATGGATAGAGGTAGAAGATGATAAGTAGTAGTCCAGAACGGCATACCTTTCAAGCTGAAGCGTATATCAAACGCTGTGCAGAAGAAGGTAAAGAGCCTAGTGAAGATTATTTAAATCTTTACAAGTCCTATCAACAACAAGATAAAGAAAAGATAGTAGATCCTGAATGGCAAAAAGATAACATGGAGTATGATCTGCGTTCTACTCAATGGATTATTGACAAGGTAAAAACAAGTGATGTGTATGCACAAAACTTATATGCCGCAATGTGCAACAATGACTTCACTAAGAACGATGTTATCCCTATACTAACTGAGAAACGATGGCATTGTAGTTGGAGAAGTGCAGGTGGTATCATTGCTGATATGCAAGAAAAGGGCGACTACATTGATTGGTACTGTAGTGGTATCAGAGATGCTAAGATACTAGATGATGATGAATTCCTTGCTCTAACTAAAGAACAGCAAGAATACTATATACAAGGTAAAAAGTTTGTATCTGAAAGTGTTGTAACTGATGAGATACGAGAAGATTTATTGAAATTGGGTTGGATAGTAATAGATGAAGAACCTGAAGCATACTAAATATAGCAGATAAACCTCACAAACGGGCGCACCTAGATAAATAGTTATATGAAAAATAAATATGGCTTATTAATATCTTGTTCGCATTGTGGAATTGAGTTTGTAACTAAACCTAGATTTTTAGAGTTTTGTTCAACTCCTTGCAAAAATCCTATAAATCGTGTAGGTAATATACCTTGGAATAAGGGTATAAAAATGACACCTGACCAAAAGTCTAAACTAAACACAGAAGGTCTTAAAAAGGGTCACGGTTGGAACAAGGGGAAAGATAATCCGACACAAAAAGAAAAATGGACCGGTTCATCAAACCCAAACTGGGAAGGCAAATTAAACAATCAAAGGCCTAAAAAACAGATAAATGATGAATTAGTTAAATACAAGAGAGAATGTAGGAAGGCAACTCGCCGGTCTCTATATAGACTTAGAAAGCAAAATTTAATGCCAGTGACTGGTAAAAAGAAAACAGATATTCAAGTAGATCACATCATACCCTTTAAACAGGGATATGAACTTAAAATTGACCCTATGATTATAGGACATCTATGTAATTTAAGATTTATAACAGGTGAGGAAAACAGAAAGAAATGGGATACATTTCAATCTGAAGAAATAGTTAATAATATAATGGAGAACTTTAATGGCATATTCAGATAAAGTGTTGGATCACTATAATAACCCCCGCAATGCGGGAACTTTTGATAAGGAGGACACGCACGTTGGGACTGGTATGGTAGGAGCCCCGGCGTGCGGTTAGTTAGGTGATGTAATGAAACTCCAAATTAAAGTAGATAAAGAAACAGGAATAATAACAGATGCCAAATTTAAAACATATGGGTGCGGGTCGGCTATTGCTAGCTCAAGTCTTGTCACTGAATGGGTCAAGGGGAAAACACTTGACCAAGCTGCCGAGCTCCGAAACAGTCAAATCGCAGAGGAACTTGCACTCCCCCCAGTCAAAATCCATTGCTCAATCCTTGCGGAAGACGCCATCAAAGCCGCAGTAAATGATTACAAACAGAGGCACTAATGTCAAATGAAACAGCAAAATACATAAACAGCCGCCGGCGGCATAAGAATGATGTAGCAATTGCAAGACAAGTTAAGATTGCAAAAGCACATGGCTTAACAAATAAAGACAAAGCAATTAAAGAACCACATCGTTTAGCTAAACATCATGTAATGGATTGCGGTAATCCTGATTGCTACTTATGCGGAAATCCTCGCAAGACACATAAAGACAAACTTACAGCACAAGAGAAACGGTTGTTTCAGGATGTTGAAAAAACTACAGATAAACATAGTAATGGCTTAAGCCCATCAGAAGATTAATCTGTCCGTTTTATTGAATAAATAACATAGAGTATGATATACTCAAACAGACTATTACACACAAGGAGAAATTATGAAAACAGTCGGTGATAAATTAGAAAAATTTGTTGTTACAGGTGTTAAGCCAGGTCAACCGGAAGATGCATTCTTTCCAATTACAGAAGAAAGTTTTGCAGGTAAATGGAAGATTATCGTTTACTATCCAAAGGACTTTACTTTCGTGTGCCCTACAGAAATCGTAGCATTTGATAAACTAGCAAGTGACTTTGCTGACCGTGACGCAGTATTGTTAACAGGTTCAACAGACAATGAGTTCTGTAAAGTAGCATGGCAAAAAGCACATCCAGACTTAGTAAAGATTAGTCATAATCAATTTGCTGATACAGCCCGTGATGAGCGTAGTTTGATTAATCAGTTAGGAGTATTCTATGCTCCGGCAGGTGCGGCACTACGTGCAACATTCATTGTTGATCCACAAAACGTTATCCAACACATCACAGTTAATAACTTAGATGTTGGCCGTAACCCAGAAGAAACATTGCGTGTATTAGACGCATTGCAAACTGGTGAACTATGCCCGTGTAATCGTGCTATCGGTGGTGCAACACTATGAATCAAATCAATCCAATCACAATCGGTGGCGACTGGGTTGCGAACGTAAAAGAATCTATTCCAGATCATTCCAAAGACATTAAGTTGAACCTAGATGCGGTTATTAACCGTAGTGGATTAGATTTAGTTGATGCACATGCTTGTGCATTAGCAGCCGCAATTGCCTCAGGTAACGGTGAACTAGCATTTGAAATTCAAATGAATGGTCCATTAATGGGTGCAGAAGAACGTGAAGCCGCAAAGACAGCCGCAAGTCTCATGGGTCAAAACAATGTATGGTATCCATTCGTTGAGATGGCAGGTGACGAATCAATGAAGGGTTTACCCGCAGGCTTGCGTATGAACGCATATGCTACTCACGGTGGGGTATCTAAAAAGAAATTCGAAATGTATTCATTAGCCGCAAGTATCGTTGGTAAATGTCATTTCTGTGTCAAGGCACATTATGATACACTAAAGAAAGAAGGCATGACTACGCAAGAGTTAATGTCTGTCGGTCGTATTGCCGCAGTCGTTACTGCAATTGGAAAAGTCGCACCTTGATTATATAGGGAAGTTACGATTGAACCATTCAATTGTTTCTTCCCAACTCGTTTTTTTATCCCATCGGATAGAGACAATACGCCTAATGTCATTGTCAAAATTCCAAACTTGATGAGGAATATCAGTTCGCACTAATGCAACTTTTCCGACATTCCATTCATCAACTGTATCGCCGTAATCATGAAACCAAGCTTTATAAAATACTCCTGCACTATTATTTTTTAACACAACTCCGGGTTTAGTTGGATTAAACCATCTCATTATCCCTTGACCATCAATAACAATATTTAAACTGGGCCAATACGGCGTTTGAGTTTTTGCATCAAGGTCTATGTGAATGCTTTTCTTATCAGCCCCCGGTTTCATAGAAAAAACTAAACTAGCCAATGACCCTAATTCTGATAGTTTTTTGTACACATGCTCATGTAAGTATATTTGAGGATCACATGCTGTGACATGAAATTCTTTACCTACGGGTAGTTGTGGAATAGTATCAATATCTTTTATAAAATAAGATGTTGATAAATCTAAGAGATAGTGACATTTCAAATTTTCCATTCAATATCTTTCCAGTTAAAGTTAAAATCTTCTTTTAACTTTTCATATATTAGCCATTGTTTAGTATATTGAATAGTAACTGGAAATGGAACTTCACTAACGCCTTTAAAGAATAAATGATGTGCCATTCTAGGAGTTCTTTTTTCTCCTAGTCGAATTCGTTTCCAAATATTAATAATATTTTTATTGTAATCATTGAAACAAATACCTACAGCTTTAAAATTATTGTTAATAGCCCATAACTTTTCATTAGCTAATATATCCCTAGATATAGACTTGTTTCTGTATTCTTTATTAATCCAAGTGCGTGTTCCTGCTATCGCTAACTCAGTACAGAATGTACTAGTGTATACTCCACTACACGCCACTACAATATCTCGGTCGAATACTACGTTGTAGATTCCACCAATAGAGAATCTATCTGTTTTTTCTAATAGATAAGGTAAGGTGTGTGTTTGATTTTGCCAATCAGCATTCCACATATTCTCGTGTGCAGGCTGAGTTGTTTCTTTTCTAGCCTCTTTTAAAAAATCAAAAAATATTTCACGTTGATGATTAGTTAAGTTTTTGTATTCAATTAGTTCAGACATGTTATATTTTCATCAGTTCTTCATAATATATTTGTTTCTTAACATCTGACTTTTCATTGATGATATTAATAACTTCATTCTTTGCAAGATTTGGATTATTAATCATGCTAAAGATATCTTCAATATTATAACCTAAATTTAATAGTCTTCCAATCCATGTTGCCGCAGAAAACTTAATCTTCTTTTGTACTCTAGGGTCACTATACAAACTTGATACTAGTTTACACGCTTCTTGGAAGTTCATGTGCTCGCCTTCCCAAGGTTTGTCCTCATGTAATACATACCCAAATTTACTAGGATCTCTGTCAATCTTACTAGTAGATCGACCATCTTCTTCTGGTCTAATAAACAATGGCAAGAATCCGAATATATCTAAATCACATTCATCGCTGACTAGCCAATCGACAGTTTCACGCATACTTGCTTCATTCTCACCGGGTAAGCCAACAATAAATTGACTACTTGTAATAATCTTACCTTTCCAAGTTTCGGCACAATGTGCTAATGCCGCTTTAGTTCTAACCTTACCTAAGCCTTTGCCGATCTTTTTACCAGCGACATCGTTCATTGTTTCTATACCAAATGCAATACTAACAGCACCGCTCTCTTGTATCATGTCACGCATCTGTGGATATGCTGATATCAAATCTAGTCGTGCATAGCTAGTATATGTAATTTTGAAAGGTAGATTAGTAAAGACGTTGTGAACGAGTTCCATTTTAGGAAGGCTCTCATTAATCAACTCATCCGATACCATGTAATGAGTAGTACCATAAAGTTCGTAGTTGCGTAACAATTCATCACGTAATGAATCTTCTGCTTTCTGCCAATCACCGATCCGCTTACCAATCAAGTCAAAGTGACAATAAGCACAACTAAAAATGCATCCACGTGCTACTTCAATCGGCAAGCACTCACCGGGTAATATAATATCTTGTGGTTGATATATAATTTTACTTGTAGCGAATTGCTCTTGTGTATAGAAGTAATCACTACTGCTTCCATCGATTACAACAATAGGATCAGTTCTTACTGCAGGTAAGTTGTTACCGTATAGCAAATGCTCTATCAGCTTAACTATAGCAGTGTCACCTTTGTTGACTACTGCGTAATCAATGAATGACCACCCTACATTCATATTGATACGAGCACCACCTACTACTGTTTTAATCTTTGAATTCTTAGATTTGGCAAGATTCAATAGACTCTCAACTTCACTGTCAGGTCTACCAAAATTATATACTGTAGAATTTTTACTACCATATAACCCAACACGCTTTTCCATCAGAGTACAACTGAACCCAATAAGAACAGTTTCGCTGGTAACAAACTTGTTAATGATATTTTCGAGTTCTTGGTAAGTAAATTTACTGAACAAATCAACAACCTGACATGTGTACCCAGCGTTTCTTACCTCAGTAGCAACTTTGTACGTACCTGCGTACTTACCGTAACCCAAAGTATCAGCAACGTCGGTGAATAAAATAACTTGCATAGTGAATATTTAACATAAATATTCTTATGTTTAATTTTACTTTTTCTGGTTTGTTATGGAAGGCATAGTATTTCTAAGCCAAAATTGGGATCTCGCTGGAAGAGGAATTGCGGGAGCTAGACTTCGAACCGCGGCCGAGAAAGCGGGTTATGAAATTGCAGTATGTGACATACTTGGTTACATTTCTCAAAAACAAATTTTTGACATCATCGATGCAGTCATCACACCTAATACTAAATTCATAGGATTCAGTGTATCTTGGATTGCACTTGAATATGAAACAAACAGAAACTGGTACAATGTTGATTTTTTTAACAACCTGACTGCTAGATATCCATCGCTGTTGGTTATAACTGGCGGTCATCAATCGTTTGGATTTAGAAATATGATACTCAAGTACAGTGATTATCATTTTAATGGGTTTAGTGATGTTAGCTTTGTTGAATTTTTGAAAAAAATTAACGGATTGTCCAATGAGCTTGTTCACCACCGAAGCCTAATCAACAAGGGTTATTTCATTGATAGTGATAACGCTCACCCGGTATTAAATCCAGATTCAATTGAAACAGTATTTAGAAAATCGGATGGTTTTGAAAGTTATCAACCAGTACCAATTGAAATCAGTCGAGGATGTATTTTTAGATGCACATTTTGCAAACATCCTTTTCAAGGTAAAAAAAGTTACGATGATTATCAGCGAACACCAGAGAATATTGCTAACGAACTGCGGCGTAATTATGATTTGTTTGGTACCACTAGATATACTATCTTAGATGACACGTTTAATGATAGTATAGAAAAGTTGGATAGATTGGAAAAAGCTATTGAATTAGCTAAATTGCCCAAGTTTGAATTTGTTTCGTACATAAAACCTGAATTGCTAGTAACCAAACAAGAAATGATACCAAAGCTAGCCAATCTAGGCTTGCGCGGTGCCTATATAGGATTTGAGAGCTTCAAAAACCAGACTCGTAAGATAATCGGAAAAGGTACTAATATTGAAAAAGTTAAAGAGGCTTGTTTCAAGTTAGCCGAACAAAATAATCGACAAGTCCGCATTAACGGTAGTTTCATCGTAGGTTTGCCACATGAAACACCTGACGACTTGTATCAAACATATGACTTTTTAATGAATAACGTAGATTCTTTTTGTAGATCGTGGCAATTTCAATCTCTATTGATACGCAAGGATACGAGCAGCCAATCTAGCCTACAGTCTGAATTTGATAAAAACCCAGAAAAATATGGGTACACTGCTACTCCTAATACTCGTACATGGAGTTCAGCATTCTTTACAGATATTACTGCAACAGAGTTGACAACCAAGTTAAACAAACAGTCAGAAAATAAACAATATATAGGTGGTTGGAGTATTGCAGGCTGCTGGCAAATTGATAAATCGGAAGACTTTATTAACAACTCGTTATATTACCCGCATGAATTTACAGCCGAATTACGTAAGAGTAAGTTTGATAGAGCACAAGCATTTTGCAAATCATTACCTAAATCAATTTTAGGTCAGATGTAAACCATATAAATACTAGATGACATACGGATCAACCTCTAGAAATATAAGTATATTAACACTATCAACCTTCGTTATTGCCATAATGGGATTGTTCAACACCGGATGGTTTGTGTGGTCTAATCTATTAATAACTGCTGTCAGCTTCTATATTTTAAATATTTTAGGAGTGTGGATGACGATGCATCGTTATTATTCTCACAAATCATTTAAGTTCAGACACAATTTTATAGAAAAAATATTTTTGTTATTAGCATTGTTAGCCGGTCGAGGAAGTCCGTTAGGCTGGGTATATTTGCATAGACAGCACCATGCATACTCTGATACTGAAAAAGATCCTCATAGTCCTAAGCATTTGGGATTTAAGATGTTTGGCTTCAGCCACTTCAAAAAACAAGAAGAAAACATGAAATTGTTTTTGATAAAAGACTTGATGACAAAAGAACAGATATTCATACACACGTGGTATGCATTGGGTTTATTCAGTTTTTGTGTTCTTTTTGCCCTCACTAACTTTACACTGTTCTATTTTGCTTGGGTGTTGCCGGCAGTAATTATTCAAATCAGCCAGTCTGTGTTCAATTACTGTGGTCACACGTATGGTTATAGAAATGAGAATACGACAGATGACAGTAGAAATTGCCCTTATCTTTTCCCGTTGTTATTAGGAGAAGCTTGGCACAACAATCATCATGCAGTAGCAAGTAGTTATTCTACCACCGTTAAACCATACGAAATAGACCCAATGGCATGGCTAATAAAAGTAATTCAAAAATGATATTGTTCACCCCGTTAGATATACCAAAAATAGTCCCTAGTGATTGGGATGCATGGTGGGATTTGTGGAATAACCATGCACAATTAATAAACAAAAAAGTAACAAATCACAATCCAGCATTTGGTTCGCCCTGGAAAGGGTTCGACTTAATGAATGAATTCAATCATGAAGTATATGAGGCTGCAGTAGCACCTAAACACCCAGCCGCTGATGATTTAATAGAACAGGTTAGAACTCATTGCCCATTTGAACCTACATTTATTCGTGTGATGGAAAATTTAGAAACTATACAATTTCATAGCGATGTATTGTATCCCAAACATGAATTTAGATCAGTACTTTGGAATACGTATCCTGATTCTATATGGATGTTTAAGTACGGAGACAGTGTGAGACAAATGAGCTTGCCGGAAGACACAAATTCATTTTATTATTATGATTATCCTCTTAAACACGCCGCACATTATGATCCTAGATATTCTAAGGGTTTACTAATTGTATACGGTACACCTAAACCTGATTTTTATGAAACACTTAATATCAGTACTGAAAAATACAAAGAAGTAGCATGGATAATTTAATATGTTTGTCAAGTTACAGAATAAATTACCAACCGTTGATTGGTCTAAGTTTAAAACAAATATAATATTAGACCAACATTATTCTGAAGTGCGCGGTGCCGGCAGCTATTTCTATAAAGTGGGCAATATTACAGAATTTTTGATGTTGCATCGTAGTATTTTTACTATATTCCCTACTAGTATTGCTTTTTGCGAATTTACTGGATCCGGATTGGTCACCCCGCACCGTGACAAATCAGACTGTGTTGCTATGAATTTGTACTTGAATACAGACGATGCGACAACTATTTTTTATGATGAGGTTAATGCTGATGGTACTTATCATGTTGTGAGAGATGCTAAACCATATACTACGTCATTGTCATCATTAGTTGAGACCGGTAGATTCGTTGCTCAGACAAATGACTTGTATCTACTAAATGTTACGGAAATACACGGAATACAAAAAACAACAGCTACACCTAGAACAATGTTAACATATAGGTGGAGAAATCACAAATTTAATGAGATACTTAATAGCCTAAAGATATAAATAATATGATGCAACATCTATCCTCTAGCACAAAAGGTGCACAACTATTTATGATCCTGGCCATGGCCGGCACCATTGCTGCCACAATTACATATGGTATATCTATTAACGCACTACTACTAACAGTACTAGGTTATTTTTTATATGGCTGTTTGGGCATCGTACTAACATTCCATAGAAAATACACACATGACAGCTATCAAACATACCCGTGGTTGACTAAACTTTTTGCATTTCTTGGGTGCTTTGCTGGCACTGGCAGTCCATTGGCATGGGTTGCAATTCATATCAATCATCACTTAAAAAGTGATAAGCCAGAGGATCCGCACAGCCCGCATTATAAAGGGCTAAGAATCTTTACCCTCGATTACGTCAATGAAGTTAATTCAGATACTAAATGGAGAATGCGTGGACTAGTGACTGATAAATTCCATCAATTTTTACATCGTTATTATTTTGTAATACTTGCAGCCTATAGTCTTTTGTTATTTGCTGTGGGTGGATTTTGGTTAATGGTATTTCTACATTGGGCACCTGCTGTTATTACAGGAATCATGTCCAATGTTGTTAACTACGCAGGGCATAAGCCAAACTGGTGGGGTGGCTATAGACGATATAGTTTGTCAGACCAAAGCACTAATAACTGGCTGTGGGCTATTCCTAGTTGGGGAGAAGCATGGCACAATAACCATCATAGATTCCCGCGTAATGCTACGTTCTCACAAGCGTGGTGGGAATTTGATATAGCCGGCTTGATAATCAAATCAATCAAAAAATAAATGTCAACAGAAATAGCTATTCTTACCGAAGAGTACTTAGAGCAATGTATCGACATAGCTAAAGCCAAAGCAAAAATCAGTGGAATTCGAACGGAGTTTACACAAAAAACTCAAGAATTCATCACCGGATGTTTGACTCCAAATGACAAAAGTTGTTCAATTGGCTACATAGAAGATGGTGCCCTTCATAGTTGGATATCTTTGGGATTTGCAGAAGGACCCAAAGACGGAAAAGTATGGGCTATAACTGCACTCTATACTAGAGATATTGGTAATTACTTTTCATTCAACAATCTAAAAATAGGGTTGCTGACAAAAAAGGCATTTGAGATTGCAGAGGGTAATAAGTATTATACATATTATTATAGTATCTCTAACAGACTGGAGCGGGTGTATGAGACCCAGTGGAAAAAGAATAAGTTGGGCTTTCATGGTAGATATGATATGTCCCTAGTAGCAGTTATTCCACCTAACACCAAACCAGAGTCTGAGATTTATTGGCGCCTGATGGGACAGGAGCTACGGCCCGAGAGTATAGCAATAAAGTGTAGAGTACTAAAACCTGAATTCAGAGAACAGTGATGGTTGTTATATATTTTTTCTTATGGACTTTGATGTTGTATGTAATACACCGAATCGGTCACGTAATGCCATGGGTGTCTAAAATTCATCTACATCATCATGCATACATCTTATCTAATCCGACAGGGTGGCACTGGTCAAATCTATTTTTGTTCAATGACACTTGGATAAGCACTTTAGATTTATGGATCACAGAAGTTATACCTACGATTGTTTTCAGTTTAATAACTGGACAATGGTGGATATTTGTCTTATACTATGTTTGGGCGTCCTTCATACAAGAATCAATAGAACATAATTCTACTGTTGATTTACCAGTGCTGACTAGCGGAAAATGGCATTTGATCCATCATCGATCTCCGTGCAACTATGGTCTATTTACCCCAGTGTGGGATTTAGTATTTGGTACATATAAGAAAGTCACATGATATACACTAGTAAGGACAATTGGTATAGTTGGAAGTATGATGACGGCGAGTTATTCGGTCGCCGCTTAAGTGGTTCACAACAATTCAAAAGTTACTTTTCAAGGTATCATGGTTCGATACTTAGCTTTAAAGAAGAATTACACAATGTAGCTAGAGACACTATGGAGTTAAATTTAGGAACACCATCTGTTATGTTTAGCGGTGGACTTGATAGTGAATTAGTCATCAGGTCTTATTTAGATATTGGGGTTAAACCTAATGTTTATATTTTTAGATATGAAAAAGATTACAATTTATATGATGTTAGTTATGCCGTCGCTATCTGTCATTCACTGAATATAGATTTCAATTTGGTAGACTTCAATTTACAGAAGTTTTATGAAAATGATGCTGAGGCTATATCTGAGATAGCTCAAATAGATAGACCACGCGCATTACCTTACTGTAAATTTTTAAGTACAGTAGATGGCTTCCCTGTCTTGGGCGCAAGTGACCTAACAGCGTATAGATTAGATAACGATTACACAAAAAAAGGAACGTGGAAAATACGTTGTTGGGAGCATGATACTGCTTGGTCAAAGTATTTAAGAGCTATCAATCGATCGGGTTGTGCTGAATGGTTCAAATGGACTCCGGGTATCGTAGTATCATATACTAGGCTTAATTGGTTCAAGCGATTAGTTAATGATGAATTTTTTGGTAAACTAGGTGTAACATCAACGAAAATCATGGGGTACAGAGAAGCATATCCTGACTTATTGCATAGAGTAAAACAAACAGGCTTTGAAAAAATAGATACTCTTGTAAACGAAATGGAAGCATTGTTAACCAAGAAATACAATGGTCTTCATAATAGGGGAGGGTACGACAGGACCCTTGATGAACTCAGTATAGATATAACAGGATCTACATATGTCTAATGTTTTTCCCTGTGGCTACTATGAAGTGGGTGATAATAAATTCTTTTTTAAAAATCAAGCATTGTATGAATCTGCTGTCACTGGCAAACCCATGCGTTGGGACTTCAATGACCAATGTTGGTCATTGTATTTGAATAACAACAGGCATCTTTTGGGTACACGTTCATTAGATGAGTTATATAAGCAACGTGCCTTACAATTGCGTGACAAGTATGATTACCTCATTTTGAACTATAGCGGCGGTGCAGATAGTCACAACATACTTATGACATTTCTGAATAACAATATCAAGTTAGATGAAATATATGTGCAATACAGCAAATCAGTAGACACGGTAATTTATACACCAAACATGCACAATCGTGACGCAGAGAATATTCACTCTGAATGGGATTTTGTTATAAAGCCTGCGTTAGAAATGGTTAGTGCTACACATCCTGACATAAAGATAAACATACATGATGTATTTGAGAAACCAATCGAAAAACTATTGAATGATGATACTATGTTATATGCGGGGCATTATACTGGTGCATTTGAAATCTTACGACAGACTTCTCATTCTAGTTCTATCCCTGAGCTAGAACGTCAAGGAAAGACCGTAGCTGACATATATGGAATTGATAAGCCCGTCGTATTAGTTAAAGATAATAACTTGGTTATGTTTTTTACAGATATTGCTGCCAATGTTGCTAGACATTCTCATAGTGTGAACTCAGATGGTAATAGTAGATATGGGTATTCTACATGCAATACTGAATTGTTCTACTGGTCTATTGACATGCCAGAAATAGCATTTGAGCAAGCATACAAGCATTATCTGTATTTTAAAGAAAACCCACATATGCTGTCATTGGTTGATGTAGCTGGTATAAGTTCAAACGATCATGTACGGCAAGAAGCCATGCGTAGACTATCGATAGATTTGATTTATACCACATGGAATCATGACAAGTTTCAAGTTAACAAACCCATGCCATTGAGTCAAGCTGGAAGAACAAGAGATAGATTGTATTTAAACTCCCCTGAATTTTCTAGATTTATAGAAATATGGAACCATCACAGTGCTTCTTGGAACACCGTACATAAATCATCGAATTACGTAGAATCTCTCAATAGACCAAAAATGATGATAAGTAGTATCTTTACTTTAGGAAATGTTATATGAAAAAAATATTAATCTTTTTACTGTTAGTGCCCGCAATCTGTTTTGCGGATCAGAATGTTATAAAATTTTTAGTTGGATTTGCTCCCGGCGGAGGTCAATATATAACTACTAAAATCATATCAGATGCCGCATCCCGTAATGGATATAAAAATGTTCTCATGTTTAAAGAAGGCGCTGGCGGCATCATTGGTATGAACGAGTGTGAAGCACTGTACGATGATAAAAATTTAATATGTATGGCAACACAAGCTCAGTATGCACACTCTGTCGTACTTAGTGATAGTGTAAGAAAATATAACCCCAATGATTTGACATACGTTAGAGCAATAGGATCTAGTGTAACTGTGTTAGTAACACATCCCGACAACAACCGTTCGGTCAAAGACGTTATCACACACATTACAACCGACAAAGTTACCTTTGCTAGCGGCGCATTAGGATTAAAAGTGTTGACTAATTATGTTACTATTCAGTTGGGATCAAAGGATGCAGTCATAGTAGATTATAGGGGCACAGGTCCGTTGTTAGCTGATATATACGGGAAGAATGTAGATTATGCATTTATACCGTATGCTGTTGCAAAAAACCCACACATGCAAGGGCAACTTAGAATAGTTGGAGCAGTAGGGGAAGACGATTTAGTCGAACCTAATCTACAAAAGTTTATTCCAAATTTAGATTCAGATGTAACTGTATTTGGATTTGTAATGAGTTCAAAGGCAGACAGAGAAAACGTTGATAAGTTTACTCGTATATTGAATGAACTAGTTAGAGATCCGTTGTTAGTTGAACAAATGAAAACACAAGGTATAAACACAAACGACAAGCGAATTAATCGCTTGTCGTTTCAGGAATTTGCAAGATTAGAAAGACAGAAGCTAGCAAAACAGCTTCTGTTGATGCCAAAGAATTAACCGTTTATTGTGGAAACGTCAACTACTTCTTTGTAACGTTGTATTCCATTAGCTGATTCGTATTCGCTTCTGTTGACAGAAAACTCATAAAAAACTGGATCTTGTAAAAACTCTGCCCAATCGTCCAAAGTTACAAATGAAATTCTTTTTTTCTGAATAAAACCGTCCGATATCTCGGTATGAGGGGATACTATCATTTTGTTAGCTTTGCAGTATTTTTCTTCTAGGTAATCATCAAATGTAGTAGTATCGTAAAACGGTATATCTAGACTAGGTCTTACGGCAAATAGATCAAAACTTTTTTCAACACTCATTGTGTGCTCCTTTTAATCTATTTATCATAAATTTGATAGAGTCACTGTTAAAGTCTAAATTTACATTGTATTTTTCACAGTGTCGCTTGGTCGCAACCATCACTTCGTCTAATAAATCTACTTTGCTGTTAGGGAAATATTGGTCTTTGATATAAAAATAATTAATTAGCGGAAGAGGATGGTGTGCATGATCCATTCTTCCACACCAGCTGGGTAGCTTATTCCTATGAAAGAACTCTAAATGTGTTTCCGGAACAGTAGACCAGTCGATCATGTTATGCCAGACCTTTAATATCGGATAAGCCTCCAGCACATTGAATTCTAACGATGGTAATTCTACTGGTACATAGTTGTTTTGATCTGTTAGATTTAGGGCAAAATGTTTTATTATGTCCCTCTCTAATATACGAGTGTAATCCCATGGTATCATATGTTGTTGTGTAGCACCGGTTTCTTCGATTAGTTTCTGTACAAGGGCAATTGATTCACATGATGATTTGAATGCGTCAGGCCAACTAAAGTAATTTTTACGATAATAGAACTTTTTTCCTAAATACATAGCACCGGTAATCCAAACTCTAAACCCAGTATCTGTGGGTTTACCCTCTAGATCATGCGTATTGGTAAACACCGGATCATTTCGTAAATGCTCTGGTAGGGAATTTATATCATTAAATCCTAAATCTTCATTATTTTTACTACTAGGCAAAAACATGTCCCATCTGTCGATACCCGACCATTGCACAATCACATGTGTATTAGCATCAATTTCTTTTAATTGATTTATGACGGCTGCCGCAGTCCATTGGTTTCCTGCGGCATTGATTGCAACTGTTTTTGTAGAAGAAAAATCACCTAGTTTAGCACACATATCACTGATTGGATATTCATCCTTATCTGTGATATTATTAATTTTAAAATTGAAATGATTCTCGACAAAAAGACTACTTCCCACGAGTAATAGTTTTTTCATTTTAGTCTAGCTTGATATTTTTTGTTTTGACTTTAAATTCGTTCTGTTTTTCACGTATCCAATTTGGATAATCAGATTTATTCAAAACAATTTTTGAAGCAAAGTCACGTTTGTACATTTCCTCTAACTTAATATTATTAGTTTGTGCATCTGCTAGAATATCATGTATTTCGTCATACGTATTAACTGGCATGTTTGCGGGAGCAACCATAAAAATGTTTATATTATATTTCTCTAGACCTACATACCCTTTACTAGATAAAGTGTCGTGGTTGCCAATTTTGGTACGACCGGTGATACCTATCACATCAAGTTGTGGGTATTGCGCTACTCCAACTAAGAAATCAGTGCTCATGTCTACAAACCCACCTAATACTTCTCGGGTAGCATCAGTATGTGCGCTATATGGTACAATTACTAAGTTTGGGTGCTTTAATTTAAGTTGTTCTGCAATCAAATGTTGTTGCGTTCCTAAACCACCTATACCTATCACAATTTGTTTTTGCTTTTCTAATTCTGCCATTGACTTGTTTTTATTTTTAATGACAGCATAAGGTAAATTAGATAACGGTGTTATTAATTTAAAATCGTCAACACTATACAATTTTTCGTTAGGGAACAAATTAGGTCTAACAAAAAATGCATCCCCTGTGCCCAAAATTGTCAATTTTTTATTTAATAGGGTATATTGGGCCGCAATAGCACCACCTGCCCCGGGTTTTGCAACTATGACAAATACATACTTATCTTGTTTTCTATTTGCCTCATCGATGACTGCCCTTACATAATTTATAGGACCAGATGAAATACCAGCCCACCAGGCTATCTCTACTTCTTGTTTGGCAATAGCACATGTCGTAAACAGTAATGTTGTGAGTATTGTAATAATTTTTTTCATTGAATTCCTTAATCGTTTTTGTTTGCTCTACTGGGACCATCGATGGTGAATGCATCAACTGTTGGTAAATAGCTACCGCATTCACACTTACCTTTATAACTAAAATTTAAATTCTCACCCAAGTCATAATTAAAAACTGGCAATGAACTTAAATTTGAAAACAAAGACCTATCATTGTCATTGCTGGGTATGATGTGTAGAACGTCATCATTTACATGTTTATGACCAAACGGACAGGTCCAAAATATATTACCCATTTCAACAGATCCATATGAATCTGTAACTAACTTTACATCAAATGCTTTGGCGATTTCTTCTGCATCAGTTAGCTTTTCCCCTACACTTATGATAAGTTTAATCTTATTTTTTATGTATTTTTTTGGTCCAAGTCTAGCCATACGCAGTAGTTTTGTGGGTGTTCCTGAAATAATTGTCACGCCCATCTCTCCCATAAACTCCAGACGTTTGGTCAATACTGGGTCGTGTGTTCTTGCACGTGTTGCATTGTAACAAATAACTGCGGCATCTTCGTGCCCAGCATGTGCCAAGAACATGCCGCCTGTTTCAGTTGAACTAAACACATCACTGGAATCTACCCCATAGTGTTGGAAGGTCCTGATCTTACCTAACATATACCGATAGTAATCATCTAGTGATCTAGGGTACATTTTTTTAATACCAGTCGTTGATCCACTGCTAGTACTCACAATCGGCCCTGGAGTAAAAATACCATAAGGGGGTGTCTTTAGTTGTTCATTGATGATATCAATAGAACTTTTGGCTCTTACTTTTACAAGGTCACTAGAAGACTGAATTTCGTGACCATCAAACCAAAAATCTTTTTGGTACGCTGTCATTCTAGATTGGATTTCTGACAAGTTTTGTTCTTTCTTGGATAGGATTTCATCTATAGACGAGAATCGATCTTCACCCATATCTTTTAATATATTTTTTAATTGCTCTGCTATCATGGTAAGTTGTCCTACATGTAAACTAAATAAAATTGTACTAACTTTATTTAGTTTACAGTGATCTTTGCCAAAAAATTGTACAAATCGAAGCATTGGGCAACCAACTTAAAAAATTGTTGACAATAAATCAAAAGGCATATATACTACACACTTGCATCGAGAAATCGATCAAGAAAGAATTTTGATGTTTGGGCAAGATGATAGAAATTAGTTGTTGACAATTATTCCTATCTCTGCTATACTTCAGTCATGAATTGAGAAATCGATTCAGAAAAGAATTTTTGAAGTTGGGTAGATTGTTGAAAAAAGTGATTGACACTAATTCGATGTTCTGCTACAATTCATACATGAATTAACAAAAGGCACATAAAAACGCCGTAAAAAGACAATTTTTTTAACCAGGACTAAATAAACATACTATGAAAAACATTTGCATTCAATCGCTAAAACATACGGGTCAGTGGCAGATCGCCTCTTTGACACCAGTATTAGCCTTTGAGGGTAATATGTTTACACCGAGTATTCGCGGATCAGAATCTAATTATGATGCGAGAATTCCGGGGAGTTTCATAGAAGGAGCAGGTTACGCTTAAAGTAACTACTCTAACAAGTTTATGAAACCCCTGGGAAACTAAAAAGTCTCAGGGGTTTTTGTTTGTGTCTCAAAAATACAACAAAGGAATTTTGACAGTAAATGGAAGATGTGATAGAATACAAAACTTCTTCTGATGACAAAAATGATTGGTTAGCTAATCACACATTGTCTACAGAGCAAGTTGCACAATTGATCCGTAACAAGTTCGAACGTGCAAAAATCTATCATCACAAAGAGGACAAAGTCTACTTTGATGATTGATAGGAAAGTGTTTAATAAGTGCGAAAGCCCAGGGAACGAGGCCCTGAAAGAACACTATAATAATCTTTAAACGGGCGGACAGTAGGATGAAGTCTGTGGCGGTAACACAGATTGTAAAATCACTGGGTAGGGTATCAACCCTATCATGTCGTGTAGCAATACACGGCATTCTAAAACATACTAAACTCATATGCAGCCTAGTGCATTGTGTCCGTGGCGTAGCAGGTTATAAGTGTGTTTTAGAATGCTTACTACAGATGAACAATCATAGTGTCCTTTTGACGGGCTTATGCTGTAGTGACAATATAATAGTTAGTTACACTCTTAATAAATATCAATGATATGTTTATTAAACTCAACAAAAAGATTAATGTACCCGAATATAGCGCAAAAACAAGCGTGATATCATATGCTGGTAAAATCAAATACTCAACTGTTTCTGTACCATTTAATGATATATTTTCGTTAGTACCTGAAAGATATAGAGATAAGTTTATAGTACTTGTTATGGAAATAGTAGGATCAATAGGCCCACATACAGATAGTGAAATATTAAGTACTATCAATATATATGTTACCCCAGATGATTGTACTACAACATTCTATGACATTAATACAGATATCAAAATTAACTCTATCCAAATACCAAATCAGACCAATGGTCGAGTGTTTGACGCAAGACAATTATCAAAGTATGATTCGTTTATCGCGCAGACAGACGAAGCATGGTTATTGGATGTGACTAATCCACATAGTGTAACATCAAATAAAATTGATAAAACACCGATAAAAAGAACGGCAATAGTTCTTCAATCAAAATATTATTCTTTTGAACAAGTAAAAGAAATGTTAAAAGAAACCGGTTATTTGTGAGATACAGGATATAACCTGTCAAAAAATATCAAAATTTATTCCGTAGAATTCGAGCATGGTGCACGGACTTGACTGTTAATCAATGACTAGCTGGGATCGTTACCCAGATACGGAGCCAAAATTTAGGTGCGTTCATATAATGGTCATTATCTCGGATTGTCTATCCGAAGACGGGAGTTCGATTCTCCCACGCATCGCCAAGTTTTTTGTTGGGGTATAGTGTAATGGCTTATCACAGCGGGCTTTGAACTCGCTAATCTTGGTTCGATTCCAAGTACCCCTACCAAGTTTATCTCCGAGAGATGTTACGGTAGCATCCCTGGCCTGGAACCAGGAAGCGGCAGTTCGACTCTGCCCTCGGTGACCAAAATTTAATGGAGTGTGTTCCCTGTCGTCGGCTGTAACCCGATGGTCAAATTAAGCAGGGTGGCGACAAGAGGTTCGATTCCTTCACACTCCACCAAGAGCAAATAGTAGTCTTGTTTTGATGCATGGCTACTCAACGGTTGTTAGTGACGATGGGTGCTATCGGAACTTCCAAGAATTTATGGGGGCAGTAGCGGGCTACGGGTGATCCTTGCAAGATTGCTGACTAGAAGGGTTCAACTCCCTCGGCTTCCACCAAACAATGCAACTTTAGCTGATGTGGTCATAGCGGCGGTGTGAAGTACCGTTGAAGTAGGTTCGATCCCTACAGGTTGCACCAAATTTAGGATGCTAACAGCAAAGTTAAAAACTTTTCTTTTGGTGAAAACAAAACGCATCCTGTTTTATATTGCGGGCATTCAGGCGATCGGTCAGTCTCATAAGCTCGGCCCAGGTGTTTCGAATACACCGTCCGCAACCAGTTATACTCAGTTCGTCTATCGGTTAGGACGACAGCCTTTCAAGTTGTAAAGACGGGTTCGATTCCCGTACTGAGTACCATACAATGCGACCTTAGCTCAGATGGATAGAGCACCAGGCTACGAACTTGGGGGTCAGGAGTTCGACTCTCTTAGGTCGCACCAAAAAAGATTTGACAATAATTCAGTTGTCTGATACAATACAATTTTAAAAGGAGAACGACATGAAACGTTCAGGTAAACGATAGTGTCATTCTTGACCCCCGTATGGTCAGGGATGGCACGTAAAAGACAATCACTTACGATCCATCCCTTCGAGATGTTACGGTAGCATACCGGACTCTTAATCCGAGAAGACTCAGTTCAATTCTGAGCGGAGGGACCATATGGGGGTATAATTCAACGGCTAGAATATCCGGCTTTTAACCGGTCTATCAGAGTTCGATTCTCTGTGCCCCTACCATATGCAAACACATTACTGACGCCTCAGCGAAGGGATTCTAGAAGCCCAGTAGCGATTAATAACTTAGGTAGCAGATGGGTTCGCTACATGTAGTGTGTTTACATATGGTAAAACTGTTTGAGTACAATGGTCACACGCCCTTGCTTGAACTAGAAATTGCCATACAAAATATTTGACAAATAATCATTATTGATATATAATGCTATCTGTTCTTTAAAAAGTTATTGCGACTGTGGCGTAATTGGTAGCCGCAAGGGACTTAAAATCCCTCGATTTATTCGTACCGGTTCGAGTCCGGTCAGTCGCACCATACTATAGTATACTCTTGTCTATATGAGGGGACTTACGCTTGCCCGTGTAGTCAGGGGTTTGAAACTGTAAAAGGTTTACCTTGATGAGTGCTATATTTCAGATGTTCGAAACTCTGGTTTAAGGTATACTACAAAGTTACAATGCTTGACATGCATTGGGAGTGTATTATAGTATGGTCATGAAAAATTTGCGCCTATAGCTTAATGGTAAAGCAGTGGTCTCATAAACCATTGAGTCTTGGTTCAATTCCAAGTGGGCGCACCAATAATAGGTCAGAACATTCAACTCCTGGCATAAATATATTGTATAGGAGTTTATATGTTCAAGTGTGATTATTGTGATAGAGTTTTCAATACAAAAAATGCCCGTGCCCAGCATTCAGTTAGATGTAGTCAAAATCCAGATAAAATGGATTTGTCTTATCTAGCAGGCGGCGCAAATTTTTCAGAGTATAACAAAAAATTAAAGTCCGGTGAAATCATCAAAGAAAACAAAAATCAATGGTCTAACTCTGATTATGTCATGGCTGATTCTACTAGACAAAAGATAATAGACTCTAATACAGGTAAGCGATGGACCCTGGAAGAAAAAGCGAAGCATTCGGAGCGCATGAAACAGGCTGTAGAAGCATACCCTGAATCATACACATCTTCTAATAGAGGCAGGACAAAGCAAATTATTTTTGATGGAATTAAATTTCAAGGTAACTGGGAACTTAATTTCTACAAATGGTGCATATGTAATAAAATTTCTTGCGTTAGATATGAGGGTTCTGGGTTTAAGTATGAATGGAATGGTATAAGGACATATTTTCCTGATTTTTATTTACCGGAGCATAATTCCTATATTGAAGTCAAAGGCTTTCAAACAGACAGAGACAGTGCTAAATGGAATCAGTTCCCTGAAAAGTTGCTAATTATCAAAAAAGATGATATAATCAACATTCAGAGAAAGAAATATTCATTGCCCCTTTAATTAAATCAGGTTATAATAGCCGTCTCATAAACGGTCGTTCTGGGTTCAAATCCCGGCGGGGGCACCATTTAAAGTGAGCGTATGAATTCTAACGCAGGGTCAAACTCTGTGAAGAATTTCATATCAAAGTAGTGGGTGTATAAATCTTCCACTAAGATGTATGTTATGCCGTTGAGTAATGACAGATGGATTAGCAATCCGTTTTCTGTTACAATGTCGTAAGTATGCATAGATGTATTTATTGGAGCATTGGCCGACCGGTTAAGGCAATGGATTGCTAATCCATCATTCAGCAATGGGTGAGTAGGTTC